AGCTTAACGGCGTAGTTGATATAAAAGATATTATTTCTGCAGTTGGCGTTACTAAAGTTAAGATGAAATATGGTAATGGTTCATCTGGTAATCGTGGAGCAAATAATCGTGGTAACTTATTTGAAACTCAATTTGCAGAAGCATTATTAGCATGGTGGGATGGTAAAAAAATAGACGATTCAAACACTGCAGCAGCTATTGAAGATCTAAATAAAACTTATAACTTATCAAAATCAAAAAAGTTTATTGTAAGTATTGAGGGTGGTGAAAATACTAGACGTCCTTTACAGTTTACTGGTACTAGTATAACCCTTGATAATCCAAAAGGATCTGGTAATGATGTTGGTAAATCACTTACTGACATTACTGTTACAACAGATAAAGGTCCAATTTATCTTAGTTTAAAACTTGGTGGAACAACAACGTTTTTCAATGTTGGTGTTAAAACTATTCTTACAAAATCTGAAATTCAAGCAGGCGATATACGTAATAAAAATGGATTAATGCTTCTTAATATGTTTGGCATAGATCCTATACTATTTTGTGAAGTTTTTAACGGAAAACTTAAGAAAGGTATTGTGGATAAGAATGCAAAATATAATAAGGCTGGTATTAGCAAGCTCCTTCAATCTGGTATAGGATATAATTATCACGTTATCCATAAGATGGGTAAAACCATTTTAAGCAAAAACATGACCCAACAAGCTATGAAGAAAGCAGCTACTATTGGATCAAGTATTACTGTTTATTACGGTGGTAAAACTGGTACTGGCAAAAGAGTCGATGTAGAATTCGAATCTGCTTCCTATAAATTTAAAATAAATATTCGAGATACACAGGGTACTGACGGTTATCCAACACGTATGATGTGTGACTTTACACATAAGTAGAATATTATGAAAGAATTTAAGAATTACTTAAAAGAAGAAAAAAATACTCATATGACTCACATAGAGGATCAGATAATCTATGGTGGGGTCAAAGGCGCACGCGATGCTATTTTAGCTTTACGTTCTTTACGTGATATGTTAGCAGGTAATGCTAAGTCTCCTACAGACGTTACTGTTAAATGGGACGGTGCACCAGCAGTATTTGCTGGAACAGATCCATCTGATGGGCAATTCTTTGTAGCTAAGAAAGGCATATTTAATAAGAATGCCAAGGTTTATAAGTCACACGCAGATATTGAGGCAGATACTTCTGGCGATTTAACAGCTAAATTAAAAATAGCATTTGACGAATTAAGTAAGATAGGTATCGTTGGAATAGTTCAAGGCGATATTATGTTTACAAAATCTGATTTAAAATCAGAAACAATCGATGGACAAAGGTATATAACCTTTCATCCTAATACAATTGTTTATGCAGTTCCTGCAAATTCAGATGAAGCTAAAACAATTAAGAAAGCAAATATCGGTATTGTATTCCATACTTCTTATGCTGGTTCTTCATTTGAAACACTGAAAGCTTCTTATGGCGTTGACGTATCTAAGTTTAAGTCTACGTCAACTTTATGGGCTAAATCAGCTACTTTAAAAGATTTGTCTGGTACAGTTACATTCACTAAGAAAGACACAGATGAGATTACTAAAATCTTATCAGATGCTGGTACTATCTTTAGAGCTATATCATCTACTACACTTAAGCAAATTCAAGATAATAGAGAGTTTGCTCAAATGATAGAAACTTTTAATAATACTTTTGTACGTAATAAACAAGCTATTACAAATACTACAGCACATGTAAATAATTTAATTAAATGGATATCAGATCGTTATAATAAAGAAGCTTCTAAGAGAAGGTCAGAAAAAGGCAAACTGGCTCAATATCAAAAAAGGGATAGTGTTTTATCTTTTTTTAGTCAAGAAAATAAAAAGAATTTAAAATTATTATTCGATTTACAACAAAAGATCGTTTCTGCAAAGTTAATTATTATAAATAAACTAAGCAAAGTAGAAAATACAAATACTTTTGTTAAAACAAGAAATGGATTTAAAGTGACCGGTCATGAAGGCTTTGTTGCTATAGATCACCTAGGTGGAAAGGCTGTCAAGTTAGTAGATCGTTTAGAATTTTCAACGAATAATTTTGACCCCGATATTATAAAAGGCTGGGACTCAGCGTCTCGTTCTTAATGGGAAAGGAAACATATGTATTCATTCAAAGATTACTTAGCTGTAGACTATACTGGTACTGGCGATGAACAATTAGCGCTTAATGCTAAAAAGCGTAAGCGCGCCGATACAACTGGTCCTATTACAGCTTCCAAAGATGGTGAAGTTGACGAAGCTTTAACCATTGCTCAGCGTATGAAAATGAAAGCCATTTTCCGCAAAAATAAAGCAAAGATTAAACTTGGCCAGCAACGCGCTAAGAAAAGATTTGCTACTCCAGAAAAATTACAAAAACGTGCTGAAAAGAAAGCACGTGATATCCTTACTAAAAAGATAACTAAAGGCAAGTCAAAGGCCATGTTATCTTTTGCCCAAAGACAAAATATTGAAAAACAGTTAGAGAAAAAGAAAGGTGCAATTAAAAAGATTGCTAAGAAGATATTACCTTTAATCCGTAAAAAAGATAGAGCTAAGTTTTCTAATCAGCTTTCTCAAACCGTTGGCGCGGCTCCGCATCCTTCATCGCAGCATGTTGGTAATGCTAAGCCATCTGTATAATTGGTATAACGTATGGGCTTTAAGTCATTTTCAACATATCTAACAGAAGAGACAAAGGATGTTGTATTTACCTTTGGTAGATTTAATCCACCTACTGTTGGACATGAAAAATTAATTAATAAAGTTGCTTCTTTAGCTAAAGGAAATAACTATAGGATATATGCATCACAATCTAATGATGCTAAAAAGAATCCATTAGATTATACTACTAAAATAAAGATTATGCGTAAGATGTTTACAAAGCATGGTCGTAATATTATTTTAGATAAAAATATAAAAAATGCTTTGGATGTATTAAGCCAATTATACGATCAAGGTTATAATAAAGTAACCATGGTTGTTGGTTCAGATCGTGTTAATGAATTTGAAGCATTGACTAAAAAGTATAATGGCGTAAAAGCTCGTCATGGTTTTTATAATTTTGAAAATGGAATTAGTGTAGTATCTGCTGGTGATAGAGACCCAGATTCAGATGATGTATCTGGTATGTCAGCTTCTAAAATGAGAATTGCTGCAGCTAATAATGATTTTCCTACTTTTACAAAGGGTTTACCAAAAGGATTTAAAGACGGCCAAGAGTTATTTGATACTTTGCGTAAAGCAATGGGTATTAAAGAGGCTTCTGACTATCATAATCATATCCAATTAGAACCAATTTCAGAAAAACGTGAAGCTTTTGTAAAAGGAGAATTATTTGAAATTGGTGATGAAGTTATAATAAAAGAATCTGGTGAAGTTGCTAAAATTACAGTATTAGGAGCCAATTACGTAATTGTTGAAACACCAATTGGCAAATATAGTAAATGGTTAGATGCTGTAGAAAAGATTGAAGAAAAGGCATATAGTGATATGAATGCAAAAGAAAAAGCTAAGCACGATAAACCAAGACCTAATGCACCAGAATCTAAGTATACTAAAAAATTTAAAGATATGTTTGGTGAAGAAAATTTAGAAGAAGTTGATGCAAAAAAAGCCTTAAAGAATAAGGCAGAAAAAACTGGTATATCATACGCAATATTAAAGAAAGTATTTGACCGTGGATATGCTGCTTGGAGTTCAAGCCATCGCCCAGGTACTAATCCAACTCAATGGGGATTAGCTCGAGTAAATTCATTTGCTACTGGCGGAAAAACAAGAACAACAGCAGATGCAGATCTGTGGAAACAACATAAAGGATAGGAATTACTAACGCTTATAACAGGGTTGAACTCATATGAAACCATTAAACGACACAATTATAAATGAAGAAGCAGTTGATTTATCAATGGCTGGTAAATATGCTAGGGTTATGAATCCTAAAACCAGGGAAATAAAGAAAGTACTAAAAACAGATTTAAAAAAATATATTATGAAAGGATACCAACATATGGCTCCTTTAAAGCAACGTGTCACAAAGAGCATGTACGAAGCTACAATGTATCTCGTTAAGATGCACGATGGTTCTAAGCATAAGAAAACTATGGATGCTGCAGCTGCAGAAAAATTAAAGAAAAATCCTGATGTTCTTTCAGTATCTGTAATTGGTAATGTCGAAGAAGCTGCAGCTGGAGTACTTGCTTCGCAGTTTCCTAAGGGTACTAAAGTAAAAATAAAGAATGCGCGTAAATATGATGCACTCCAAAAAGATGGAGTGAGTGGTGAAGTTCTTGGTGTTAGATCAGATGATTCTATCATGGTTAAAGTTGGTAGAGGGCAAATGAATGTACATCCTAAGGATCTAGTTAAGGAATCCTTGGATGAAGCTGTAGGTACTGCTGCTAAGTATGCTAACAAAAAAGGAATGTTTGGCGGAAAATATACTCACAATGATCGTGCCTTAGCCATGAAACCTGATAAATTTAGTAAATGGCGCGATAAACAGCAAGCTAAAAGAGATGCTCAGCATAAAGAACAGGATCCAAGCATGGCAAAGAGAGGCTATGCTCAGAATGTAGTTGATCGCAATAAGGCACAGAAAAAAGCAGCTAAGAAAGGACTTGGACAACAGAGCATTTCTTGGCAACAGGGTAACAGCGTTAAACGCGGTAAGTTACCAGAAGAAACTAAAACAGATGAATCTCTTCGTTCTGATATTGCTAAGCTTTCTGCTAAATTCCCTGAAGGCAGCAAAGTAAAAATGAAGCATAACGGCAAAGTTGGTACAGTGTTAACAGTAGGTAAAGACTTTGTTAAAGTTGCTGTAGGCAATAAGACAATGGATCATAAGCCTGGTGAATTAGAGAGGCTTGATGAAGCTACATATAAAATTCCTAGTAACTATGCAGCAATTAAAGCTCGCCTTAATAAAAAGGCAAAAGTAACTAATACACAAATCAATAAAGTGCTTGGACCAACTAAGAATGCTCAACAAGGCATTGAAGCATTAAAGAAAGCTTTTAAAGTTACAGATGATGAAGCAAAAGCTATGATCAAAAAAGTTATGCCAACAGAAGAAACTGTAGCTGAATCTACGATGCACGATGGTTCTAAGCATAAGAATCCTGATATATTATCAGATGTTGCAGAAGAATCAATAACAGAAAAACTAAAAGTATCTGATGGCATGGCTACTTGGATTAAAGACTTCCAAGATTCTGATGCAGCACAATTTAAAGGTAAATCAGATAAAGAACGCCGTGATATGGCAATTGCTGCATATATGTCTGCTAAAAAAGAATCAGTAAATGAAGCAGCCAATATGGATTCAATTATTAAAAAAATCATGAAAATGAAAACTGATAATGCTGAAACTATTGCTAATAGTTTATCACCAGTAGAATTAAAAGACATAACCAGGAATCCAAAGGAATTTTTAAAGAAATGCATGCATAAAAATTCTAAAGCAATTTTAAAAGCTGTACAGGATATACACGGATAATGATTAGTTTTTCTGAGTATATTTCAGAATCAGAATCTTGGGAAGCCGGTTATAAGAGGCGCGTTGTAAAAACTTCTAAGCCTGAGCATAAAGAAAAAGGATATGAATGGAGAATCAAAGGCAAAGAACGCAATGATATCTCTATTAAATTATATAAAAAGAAACCAGACTTTGCTGAATTTAAAAGACAAATGAGGCGAGTTGCTGGACATGAGTTTGGCGGATGAAACGATTTAACACATTTGAAAACCAAAAAACGCATTTAACTTACCATGTAGAGAACAATATTCCTTTACATGAAAATGTATTTCGTGTTGGTTCAAAAGCATATTACGAATTGTTTCAAGAAGCTCGTAAACAAATGGAAGAAGGGGTTTATATTCCAGAAGGAATTGATAAAATACTTTTGGAAGAAACTGATATTGGCTACTATGGTCAATACGAAGAAAAATTTGTTCCATTGGATTGCCCATTAATGGAAGCAGAAGAAGGTGTTAAGTTAAATTCGCCTAAACGTGGTGGATCTAAAAAATATTATGTTTACGTTAAAAGTGACAAAGGTAATGTTATTAAAGTTGAGTTTGGTGATACAACTGGGTTAAAAGCAAAGATTGATGATCCAAAAGCAAGAGCTTCTTTTGTAGCAAGGCATAAATGCGATCAGAAAAAGGATAAGACAAAACCAGGATATTGGGCTTGTCGTCTTCCGTATTATGCTAAGCAATTGGGATTATCCGGCGGTGGTAATTTCTTTTGGTAGCCTATATTGACGTAGGCGATATTCGAACATTTTTATCAACAGCCGACAATTCAGAATTTGTTTGGCATAGGGATAGAGAAGATCGGATAATAGAAGTTTTAGAAGGGAATGATTGGCGGTTTCAATACGACGATTCGTTGCCGTATATTATTAATAAAGGTGATAAGTTTGTTATTAAAAAGATGAAGTACCATAGACTTATACAAGGTATTAATAATTTAGTAGTTAGGATAACGAAAAATGTCAACTAAAAAATCAACTATTGAAGATCTTGAAGATCATATACTTCGCGAAGATAAACGCTTAGATAGAATCGAACAAAAGATTGATAAATTAGCAGAAACTGTAGTAGCAATTGCGCGCGCAGAAGAAAAACTAATACAGTTAGAAACAGATCGTACAATTGTTAACGATCGTTTAAATAAACATTCTGACCGTCTTGATAATGTCGAAACAAAGGTTGATGAGGTAGAAATAACCGTAAAGGTTATTAATCGTATATTTTGGATTTTTGTTGCTGCAGTAGCAGCTGCAGCAAGTGCAGATTACTTTAATTTAGTTTTATAGGAGAAATAAAATGTTTCAGGACGATATTACCAAGAAGTTAGCTCAGGCATATCATGATATGTATGAGAAGAAAGAAGTAAAAGACGAAGTAGAAGTTTGTGAAAGCTGTGGTAAAGTGCATGAAGGTGCATGTAATTCTGAAGATGTAAAATCTAAAGAAGAAACTACTGCTGAAGCCTTAAAAGGCGATCAGAAAAAATTAGACATGGATAAAGATGGCGATATAGAAGCCGATGATTTAGCTGCATTAAGAGCCACTAAAAAGAAAAAATAAGGATCTTAAAAAATGGCACAATACAGCAAAAGCAGAAAACAATTTTATAATGGTGGAAATGATGACATCTATGAAGTAGTGATGTTATCTGATCAGTTTGGAAACTTAATTGGTCCGGCAAATCCATCTGGTGTATCTGTTGATGCTTTTGGTCGTGCTAGATTTAGTACTCCTTATACATTATTTGACTCATCAAATGTTGGTTATAAGAATGATAAATTCGATGAATCGATTACCGGTACTGGATCAATAACGTATTCTGCTGATGAAAGTACAGTATCATTGGCAAATGGAACTGCATCTGGTAATTCTATCATTCGTCAAAGCAAAAGAAGGTTTTCTTATCAACCTGGTAAAAGCTTATTAATCATGAGCACGTTAGTGTTTGCTCCAACTCAAGCTGGACTTACACAACGCGTTGGATACTTTGATGATGATAATGGTGTTTACCTAGAAAGAGTAAACGGTGTAGTTAATATAGTTCTAAGATCTTCTATTACTGGATCTGTCGTAGAAACAAGAGTTCCAAGCACAGAATGGAATTTAGATAAATTTGACGGTGATGGTACTTCTCATATTGCTTTAAATCCTGATGCATCTCATATTTTCTGGGTAGATTTAGAGTGGTTAGGAGTTGGTTCAGTGAGAACCGGATTTGTTGTAGATGGTCAATTAGTAATTGCGCATTCTTTCCATAATGCCAATATTAATCCAAACGTTTATATGACAACTCCAAATCTTCCTATTCG